TCGCAAATCTCAAGTAACCCGACCGATAAGCTCAATTCTACCCCTACCCTGTCCACAATGCCGTTTAACACCGTCCGCAACTACTTCTCAGAACGCCTCCGCCGCGTACAACAAGAATGGAAACTCTTCCAATCTGCCGACCATGACCCATCCGCAACTCTCGAACAATACCCCGCTGTTGATTCCGATCTCCGACGCTACCGTGATAAATTCCTCCCTACCGAAGAATCCCGAAACCAGATCCTCCAATCTGAATTTGATACCCTCACCGCCGCAATGAAAATCGAAAATGAATCTAAACACCAACCTTTCGAACTGCACCAACACGTCCCTCCTGATACTCCTTTTCGCGAAGACCGCCTCCCCTCACAAGGAATCCGCTCAGTCCCGCTCATGTACCACTCTGGCCACGTAATTCATGCCGACCCCGCTACCTCGCGCCCGCTCAACCCTGACAAAGACGCTGATGCTGCTGAATCCTACCTCCCCGGTGATACTGACTTTGGCCCCGACCTTGATGACCGCCTCTACTCCCTCATCCAGCAACGATACCCCGAATACCTCAGTTACACACAACAATACTGCCGCCCCGCTGGAACTACTGACGCCACCTTCCGTGACTTCAACAAGCCTCAGAAACCATCTGCTCCAATCGACCTCTCTCGCAAAGAACATGTCCTTTCGCACATCTTTCACTTTCTTGACGCTACTCCATACCTTCCCCTGCACTTCGTTGACACCCAATACTGCAAGACACCTCTTGTAACTGGTACTGGCTACCATAACCGTTTCTCCCATAAAATGAGAGCACACGCTCGCTACTCGCATCCCAAAGAGTACGCTGATCGACCGACTTCTAAAGGCTATTTCTACAACGCCACATATGAAAACGCTCGCACCATCATTCATGCTATAAAAAGCAAAGGCCTCCCCTTTAACCTCCACTTCGCTCCTGAAGATGAAGACGTCTCCGACGCCGACATCCAGTCGTACATCGACTCCTGCAACGATTTCTTTAACGATTATCCGACACTCCTTTTCACTCGTAACCACATTTCCGATAGAACTAAGACCCTCAAAGTCCGTCCTGTCTACGCCGTTGATGACCTTTTCATAATTATTGAACTCATGCTCACTTTCCCTTTGACCGTTCAAGCTCGAAAACCATCTTGCTGCATAATGTATGGCCTCGAAACCATCCGTGGCTCCAACCACTACTTGGATCGAATCGCCCGCTCCTACTCCACCTACTTCACAATAGACTGGTCCGGATATGACCAACACCTCCCTCGTGTAATCACAGATATATACTATACTGACTACCTCCGCCGCCTAATTGTAATCTCCCATGGATACCAGCCCACTTACGACTACCCCGACTACCCTGATCTTGATGATCACAAACTCTATGCTCGAATGGATAACCTCCTCCACTTCCTTCATCTCTGGTACAACAACATGACCTTCCTTTCCGTTGATGGCTATGCCTACCGCCGCACTACCTGTGGTGTACCTTCTGGTTTGTACAACACTCAGTACCTCGACTCCTTTGGTGACCTCTTTCTCTTGATTGATGCCATGATTGAATTCGGCTTTACTGATGATGAGATACGCTCATTTCTTATTTTCGTCCTTGGTGATGACAATACTACTATGCTCCCTCTCTCCCTTCCAATTGTTGATAAATTCCTCAAATTTCTCGAAACATACGCACTCTCCCGCTATAATATGACTCTCTCCCTAACTAAGTCTATCCTTACTACCTTCCGCTCGAAAATCGAAACTCTCGGTTACTCCTGCAACTTTGGTAATCCTAAACGTGACATCGCTAAGCTCGTCGCTCAGCTATGCTACCCCGAACACAAGTTCAACGACCACACAATGGCCGCTAGAGCTATAGGACTCGCCTACGCAAGCGCTGGAATATGCCCTAAATTCCATTCCTTCTGCCAAGATATTTATAATATGTTTAAGTCTTCCTACCTTCCTGACCAACGTACACTCGAAAAACTAAAACAACAAGTCTACAAAGACTTTGATGAACTTCCGTTTGATATCCTTTCTCAAGAATGCCCACCGTTCCCTTCTCTGTATGAAATCATCCAGACCTACTCTCAGTACAAAGGCCCACTCGCCTATGCACCGAAATGGAACTATGCCCACTTCGTCAACTCTCCTGACGTAATACCTCCCTCTGCAATGACAATGCATGACTATGAAGTACTCCACAACCTTACTCCTCGTCAAGCACCAACATTCGCCACGGTCGTTACACCTATGTAAATTAATATTTACCGTTTGGTTTATTTCTTTTAACTAAGTTT